TAAAAGGGTGCTTAAATATTATTTATAAATGTTTTGTGAAATGTGAGGTTATATATGAATAACAAAGATTTACCGACAATGCAAAGTTTTGAAATGATAGATTTAGTGCACGATATTGGCCTTTTAATTGATGCTTGGCATTTTACAAAGACTGCATAAATTGCCAGCACTTTAAATTGTGTTCATGCTTGTTACAGCTTTCAACTATTAAAAGCGAAATGTATAACAGTAACGGAGAATTAAGAAAATGATTATCTATAACGCATGGCATTTATTAAGCCGCTTTAATAACCTCTATGCAGTGTCAACAAAAGACAATGTAGCAAGGTTAATAAGCCAGAAAAATATCAACTATTATGGCCGCAAGACAGTAACCTTCATGTGTATAAAGGATGGTGCGCTTCATTGCTATTACTAATTATTGGCTTTTTTGTTATTATTGCTTATGAAGTATTAGCTTTAATTATAAGTGATGATATTACAGGTTTTGCAAGGTGCAATGAATATGCGCTTTATGCTATTGTAATTTTCTTATCGTTTCTATATCTTTATATTTCTTGCTGGAGGTTTAGTCATGGTTAAATATTGCAGAATATGCGGCTTACCTTTTGAACCTTTAAAAAATAATCAGTTATATTGTGATTATTGTCGGATATGGTTAGGCAATTCTTCAAAGAAACCACACACAGAAGCGGCTATTGAAGAAATTAACCGTAAAGCAAGCGCGTTAGGGCTAAGCTATGGCCAAATGGTGCAGAAGTATAAATTATAAAGTAAAAGAAAATGCTCATACTTTATTGACAATAACAAATAACGTGTTATAATATAAGTGTAGAGGGCACGACAGCAAATGAACCGCGCGTTGATAGGAACTACTCTTTAATTAGAGCTATCGCGCATGAGTTAGTTACTCCCGTTTGATTGTTGCGTGTACCTCTATTTGTTTTATGAGGTGCAAAATGGATAAGAACAAAGAGTTGACAGAAAATCTTTATAATGCTTGTAAAAATTGGTTAGAAAATTTTGAGTGCCCATTAGATGAATGGAGAAAAACTTGCCAGCAAATGCCTTGCTATTTTATTTGTAGGCATCTGCAATTAACAAAAGAAAGTGCGAAAATTTATTTAGAAAGTATGTGTTTTTAAATGGCATGGTTTGACCCAACAGATATACTAAACAAACAAAGGTTATTTAATTTTGTAACAGGCCCAAAAGGCGACGGAAAAACAACAGGTTGCCGTAATTATGGCTTAAACTTATTTTTGAAAGATAACACGTCCGAATTTTGCGTTATTCGTCGTACCAAAACAGAAACGCAAAAAGCCTATAAAAAGTATTTTGACGATATTAACACAAAGTTTAATTATAATCTTGATATAAAATACCGTTCTAATATGGCAGGAATTGAAACAGACGATGGGTTTAAGCCTATTTGTCATTTTTTCAGTTTGTCAACTGATGCAGGTATACAGGGCGTGAATCTGCCAAATTTGCGGTTTATGATTTTTGAAGAAATTTTCCTTGACCCGCGTAAAGGCAAGCGTTATTTGAAAAATGAACCTGAAGAATTTGCGCGGCTTTATGATACGTTGGCCCGTCCGTCTGACCCTAATAGAAAACGCGTTCCCGTTATTTTTATAGGTAACTCGTTTGCAAGTAGCAATCCCTATTATAATTTTTTCCATGTACAATTAAATAGCAAGGGTGAATTTAAAAATAAGAACATTTATGCCCTGCATATTAACGATGCAGAATTTACCGCACAAGCAAAGGCAACCGAATTTGGGCAAATCATGGCAAATAGTGCTTATGCAAAGCACGCTTTTGAAAATGATTTTTTACTAGATAATTTTGACTTTGTTGTAAAAGACTTTCCCAAAGGTGATTTAATTTATACTTTTGTGTACGATGGCAAAACTTACGGTGTATGGGTGAATTTCAAAAGCGGCGGTTTATTTGTTAGTACAAAATATAACCCTAATTGTCCATGCAGTTACACATTTACAACCGAGAATATGAAACCAAATTTATTGACAGGTAAAATGTTTTGCCGTGGCTATCATGGCGAATTAACTAAATTTGCGTATAACACAGGTTGCCTATTCTATGAGAGTCTAGCAATAAAAGATATGTTTTATGACATTGCCAGAATTTGCAATTTTTAATAAATAATTTTGAAAACCCTATTGACATTCTACCTTATTTATATTATAATATATACAGAGGTTGAGAAAACCTTAAATACAAACGAAAGGGGCATTACCATGAAGTTCAAGAAAATCTGCACCAAGGTGGAATTTTTGGAAAAACAGGAAGATGGAAACTGGATTGAAAGTACAGACATTATTGCCGGGCGAATTGCTAAAAGCAAATTGACTGGTTATGGTGTTATCCAGTCCGTAAGCTATCCTAAATGTGACGTTGAAATTCCCGATGCAATCGTAAACCAGTACGCAAACATTACCGAAATTAGCCAGTAAAGAAAGGAACGAAACACTATGTTTAATCAGAATCTTGTACCCAAAGAAACGCCCGCAACCATGATGGAGTCTAGTATTTTCGGCGGTTGCTATTGCAGTCTCCCCATGAATACCGACGAGGAAAAGAAGAAAATTTTCAACGCAACTAATCGCGCCGATGCGTCGTTGCGTGAATGTATCAATATGCCCATTGAAATGACGGGTCTTTACATTGAACCCGTCGAGTTTGAAGCAAAGGACGAGGACGGCAGAGCCATTGATGGTAAAATCCAGTTGTCCCCGCGCATGATTATCTTTGATAAGGATGGCAAGAGTTACGGGTGCTGTTCGATGGGTGCTTACAATAGTATTAAGCGTATTGTTAGCATGTATGGTCTGCCCGATACGTGGGATAAACCTATTACCATTGTCCCGGGCCTTGTTACCAGTGGCAAGAATCAGGTGTTGACCATTACTATTGCATAAGCAATATGAATAGAAAGGGCGGTAAACTTGTATTGAATGTGTGCAAGTTTACCGCCCTTATTTTATTGGGGGTAGTATAATGGCGCGTAAATTTAGCAAACTATCTGAAAAGGAATTGTCTATTGCAGTAAGCAGATATAACCAGATGCGAACGCGCTATATAAAATCGGGCGGTAAAACAGTTGCACCAAAAATAACCGTTCAAGAATTAAAAGCCCAAAGCGAAAATACTGCGCAATTAAGGCAACAAATTAAACGGTTGAACGATTATAAGAAAATTGCAGATTTTGAAAGTGCAAAAGTTAAGGGCTTTAGGTTTGTCACGACAAAAGGCGAACGGCGCACCATTAGCAGGCTTGACAGGGCGGCTAGACAACGTTACAAAAAAGATATTCTAAAATTAGAAGCACAGAAAACAACAGCAAGCAATCAGGAACTAATAAATAAAATTATTCCCGGTATTGAAGAATTAAAAGCGAAACCAACAAAAATTAGCAATATTCCTAATCGTGAAATTTTGGGAAAAGTACAAAGCAGATATGAACGGGAACAGCGATACTATAAAAAGTATGGCCAAGCAGAATCGCCTATTTTACGCCTTGACCATTATTTAGCCGCATTTGTAAAGGTTGGGTGCTTTAATGTTTCAAACGGGCCGTTTGTTTATGATGCTTTAGCAAAGTTAACTAATGAGCAATGGGCAGAAATTGTTGATAGATACCCTTCTATATTTGACGTTGACTATTTGTACGATATGGGCGTTGGTGCGCAAGCAAAAGTTAACGAAATTGCAAATGCGTTACAAATGGTTATTTATTCTGATAATTTGCCCGATGAGATTTAAACCATGCGTACAAGTAATATTTGGTCGTGCGATTTTGAAACAACAACAGACCCGGAAGATTGCCGCGTTTGGGCTTGGGTTGCTATAAACATATATGATAATACAAAGCGTGAATATGGAAATAGTATAAGTACATTTATTGACTTTTTATGGGGTCATAATAGGAAATGCTATTTTCACAACTTAAAGTTTGACGGCACATTTATACTAGATTATCTATTAAAAAATGGCTGGACGTTAAACAAAGAAAAAAAAGATTTGCAAACGTGCGAATTTAACACGCTAATAAGCGATAAGGGTTTTTATTATACAATGTGTTTATGTTTTGGCCCCAAGTCAAAATGTGAAATAATTGACAGTTTAAAAATATTGCCATACAGCGTTGATGCAATTGCAAAGGGTTGGAAATTACCAGTACAAAAACTGCATATTGATTATAAAGCATACCGAGAACCGGGCCACGAATTGACCAAAGAAGAAAAAGACTATATTACAAATGACGCACTAATTGTTGCAATAGCGTTAAAATCTACATTCGACGACGGCTACAAGAAAATAACAGCAGGTAGTAACGCTTTTAATTTTTATGTTGATAAGTGTATGGGCGGTAAAAAAGGGTTTAGAAATACTTTCCCAGTTCCCGAAAATGACTCTTATTTACGCAAAGCGTATAGAGGGGGGTTTACCTATGTTGCCCCGCAATACAAAAATAAGTTAGTTGGTGCAGGGCGCGTATATGATGTAAACAGTCTGTACCCTTTTGCGTTACATTCACCGCACGTATATCCGTATGGAGAACCCGTTTATTTTACTGGTGAATACCAAAAGAATGATAAATACCCTTTATATTTTCAGCGCTTTTATTGCGATTTTAAACTAAAACCAAATCACTTACCAACTATACAGATGAAAAACACAGCTGGTTATATTCCTACTGAATATGTTACAGAAAGCCTAAACGACAGTGTACCGCTAACATTAACTAGCGTTGATTTGGCTTTATTTTTTGACCAGTACGACGTTTACAATTATCGTCCGATTGATGGCTACATGTATAAAGCAGGTGAAAAGTTATTTGACACATATATAGACTACTTTTATAAACAGAAACAGCAAGCAAAACAAGAAAAGAACTATGCACGCTATCAACTAGCAAAACTAATGCTTAATAGCTTTTATGGTAAGATGGCGACTAACCCTATATGCGCGAGTCGATGGCCCACATTAAAAGATAACAGATTAGCATATTTACCGGGCGAGATTGAAAACCGCGAGCCTGTTTATATTCCCGTCGGTTGTTTCTGCACCGCTTACGCACGTGACGTTACTATTCGGGCCGCGCAATCATGTTATGACCGGTTCATGTATGCGGATACTGATAGTTTGCATGTTTTGGGTGATTATGACGTGCCGGGCCTTGATGTTGACGATTACAGACTAGGCGCTTTTAAGCATGAAAACACATTTACACAAGCAAAATATCTACGACCCAAACTATACATGGAAGAAATGATAACAGGACGTGGCGAAACATTCATATTAAACGACTGGACAGTTACAGGCGCAGGAATGACAAAAAGTGTAAAACAGAAAGTTACGATTGATTCATTTGAATACGGGGCAGTATTTGACGGAAAATTAACAACAAAGGTTGTCCCGGGCGGTACTGTTTTGGTAGATACTACATTTAAAATTCACGGCTAAATATATTGACAAATACAAAATTATAATGTATATTAGAGTAAAGAGGTGATTAAAAATGAACATCAAGGTAGCGCAGTTGACTTTAATTATGGTTGCAATTATTGCTGATTATCTGACAGGCATTATCAAAGCATGTTACAAGCATGAGTATAAAAGCGAGGTAATGCGGCAGGGCCTTTATCATAAACTTGCAGAGATTGCCGCCGTTGCTGTCATGTTTTATTTGCAGTTGGGCTTGCCGATGATTGGTATTGCAATTGACTTTCCTTTTATTAGTTTTATTACACTGTATATTATTGTAATGGAATTGTCAAGCATTGTAGAAAATATTGGTGAAATTAACCCTGATTTAATTGGCCCTCTTTCAGATGTGTTCGAAAAGGTAAAGCAAGTAAAGGAAGATAGATATGGAAAAAATCATTGATGTTAGCAAATGGCAAGGCAAAATTGATTTTGCAAAAGTTAAGAAAGCAGGATTCACGGGCGTAATGATTCGCGCGGGGTTTGGCAATACAAACGGCTACTTGTACCCGGACGAATTCTTTGAATGGTTTTATAATGATGCCGTAAGCGCTGGTATGCACGTAGGTGCTTATTTTTATACATCTGGTTTGTTTCATCAAGCGGGCCGGGGTGCAAAAGAAGCGGCGTACTTTTTGGGACTCATTAAGGGCAAAAAGTTTGATTTGCCTATTGCCTGTGATATTGAACTAAGCCCCGATGGATACAGAACGGAAACAAGCAAAAACGCAATTGACTTTTGCAAATATCTTGAAAATGCTGGCTATTATGTAATGATTTACGCTAGTGACATTAGCGGCTTTAAATCTAGACTTGATGTAAATATGTTAAATGCCTATGATAAATGGGTTGCACGCTATAATAAGAATGGCCCGCAGTATGTAAAAGACTGGGGTATTTGGCAGTATGGCGGTAGTACGAACTATCTTGCACATGTTCACGTTGATGGCGTTTACAGTAGTGCATGTGACCAAAACTACATGCGCCGAGATTACCCCGATATTATTAAACGTGCAGGGCTGAACGGTTATCCGAAACAGGCAAGCGCGGCAAAACTTTACAGCTTTACCGTTGATAATATTAGTGCAGGAGATAAAGAAAAATTTGTTGCACTTGCAAATGAACTACAGATTAAAAGCGAGGTGAAAGAAAAATGACACGTGAAGAAATGCAAGCAGTCTTGACAGAATTTGCAGGGGCGGACGCTGAAACGCAGGGCCAGCTTGCCGCACGATTGCTAGACGAAAACGACGCAATTATTACAGAAAGTAACAACCGAGAAGCGGCCCGTCTTGCCGCCGTGGAAAATGAAAGTGCATTGCGCAAGCAATACGTTGAGCGCTTTTTAGGCGCAGTACCCGGCCAGCCAGACCCGCCCAAACCGCCCGAAAATAACCCGCCCGAACGTGTAACTTTTGATTCTTTATTTAAATAAAAGGAGTGTTTTATTATGCCAATTAAACCTACTGTATCCCAGCTTAATGCAAACAGCGTTGGTATCCTTAACGCAATTCGAGATAATGCAAGCGCCGAATATTATCAGGCAGTACCTCAGGCAAAGGCCACAACTGAAAGTATCCGCGCTGTGGGTGAACAGATTCTTGCATTTCAGCCCCGTATGAATGAGTTTGTTTCCGCACTGATTAACCGTATTGCCCGTGTGGTCGTCACTAGCAAGCTGTACTCTAACCCGCTGGCGTTTGCTAAAAAGGGTCTGCTGGAATACGGCGAAACTATTGAGGAAATTTTCGTTGATATTGCAAAAGCTAATGCCTATGACTGGAATAGCACGAACGAAACGGAACAGGCATTTAAACGTGAAAACCCCGATATTAAAACCGCGTTCCACGCGCTGAACATGCAGACATACTATAAGGCAACCGTTAGTGAACAGAACTTGCGACAGGCGTTCCTTTCTCTTGATGGTGTAACTGACCTTCTCGCACGTATTGTCAATAGCTTGTATTCCGGTGCGGCCTATGATGAATATATTATGATGAAATACATCATTGCGCAGAGTCTCATTCCGGGCAATGTAAAAATGACAACCATTGACGCGGTAGACGATGAAGCAAGCGGCAAAGCGGCAGTTAAAAAGGTTAAGGGCATTACTGGCAAATTGCAGTTCATGAGCAAGGAATATAACATTGCTGGCGTGAATACATTTATCCCGTCTCCGTCTGATATTTTCGTTGTTATGACTGCTGACTATGAGGCTAGTATCGACGTGGATGTTTTGGCAAGTGCCTTTAACATGGACAAGGTACAGTTCATGGGTCAGCGCGTGTTGGTTGATTCGTTCGGCTTTAATGATGGTGAACTGGTCCGCCTTGATGAATTGCTTGCAAAAGACCCCACGTACAAGAGACCTAGCGAGGATGATTTGACCGCACTTAATACTGTTGGTATTGTGGTTATGAGCCGTGATTGGTTCCAAGTGTACGACGTACTGAACCAGTTTACGGAACAGTACAATGCCGCGTTGCTGTACTGGAACGAATTCAATCACGTTTGGCGCATTTATTCCGCGTCGCCGTTCGCGCCTATTGTTGGCTTTACTACCATGACCCCGAGTATTACCGACGTTACCGTCAATGTAGCAAGCACGGCAAACCCCCAGGATAGACTTGCTGCCGTGGCCACGGTTAGAGGTACTGACTTTGCAAACAAGGGTGTTAAATTCTCTATCTCGCCGACTACAAACGTAACAATCGACGAAAACACCGGCTTTATCGCATTTGGTGCAAATGCAAGTGGCGTATATACCGTTACTGCAACTAGCGTATTTGACCCGAAAAAGACGGGTACTGCTGCTATTACAGTTTCCTAATAACTGGCCCGGGCAACCGGGCCTTTATGAGAATAAAAGTACAAGCGGGTGCAATTCCCGCAATTCTCTATATTTACAATGAGGTGGAAACAATGACGCAAAATACAAGTTTATATATTTGCCGTGGTATCCCGTGGAATAGTGATTATTCCCATGTTAGATTATTTGAAAGTGCAAGCGCGGCTAATACATATATTATAAGTAAAGCCGCCTACACTAAAACACAATACAGCTATATTAGCAAATCAAAGCAAATTCGCGTTGATGGCATGGCTGACCAGTACCGAGACTGTAATTATATTGCATGGAAGAATACAGGCTATTCAAATAGATGGTTTTATGGTTTTATTACTGATGTAATTTATTTAGCGGATAATACATGTTTGATTAGTTTTGATTATGATATTTTCCAAACATGGTTTTATGATACTACTGTTAACCCGTCTTACGTTGAACGGGAACACGTAAACGACGATACAATCGGTGCTAACACTGTGCCCGAAAACGTCGTAATGGGCGACCCTGTAAACGTGGCAAGCAGTAACAATTATATCCCGCATAAATGGTATATGTATGCCACGCAAATTTTTAAAGAATTGACGCAAGATGGGTTTACAGCTATTGCCCCGGGGGCGGAAAATAATGAAGTTTCCGGCTATTATAAAATCCCTCTTACTGATAGAGCACAAGCAAATAGAGTGGTTGAACTTTACACTCGCAAGGGTAAACTAGAAAGCCTTATTTCTATGTTTGCTCTTACTGATGAGAGCAGTACCGCAAGTGGTCAAACTTATACTATTGCAACCCCTGTCAAGTTTGGCAACTATGTTCCTAAAAATAATAAGTTATTTTGTTATCCCTATAATTATTTAACGCTTGTAATGGCCGGTAGCGAAACGCCGTACCGTTACGAATGGTTTACAGATAGAGTTGCAGGATTTCGCTTGAAATTACCTAAATACGCGGGCGGCAGTAGTTATATTTACCCCGTAGGGTATGAAAAAGAACAAAGTTCCGGCGCTAGTTTCGCTCTTGAGCATTCAATCCCAACAGGTGCATATCCTACCGCCAGCTTTGGCGCAAATCAATTCCAAAATTATCTTGTGCAATATGGCCCACAATTAGCAGTTGGTTTGATTGGGCAGGTCGTAAACATTGGCGCAAGTGCTGCAACAGGCAATGCAGGGGAAGCAATTTCCGCGGGCGTTGCGATTGGGCAAAATATTATGGATTTACGCACACACTCTTTAAATTCACAAACAGTAGCAGGTACACAGAGCGTAGCGCAACTTGCCTATGATACACAGTTAATTATTAGAATCGTTTCTAAGCAGATTTTACCAGAATATGCAAGAATCATTGACGAATATTTTACCACGTTTGGTTACAAAGTTTGCCGAATCAAAGCCCCGAATATTACCGGGCGGCCCTCGTGGAACTATGTTAAAACAATCGGTGCACAAGTTAGCGGCAATATCCCAGAATATGCAGAAACGGCATTAAAAGCAATGTTAAATAATGGCGTTACATTTTGGCATACAAACGATGTTGGAAATTATAGCTTGAACAACAATCTTTAAAAGAGGTGTTAAAAATGCAAAGACCGCCGTGGATTGAAAACGCAAAATATTTTACTAGTGTTACTTATAGTACATGGTTTAACCGCCTGTACAATATCGCAATTAGTCGTTTTGAATGGCTAAATTTGCCAGATACTTGCAACGAAAAATTTATTGAGCAGGTACTTTTCTTTAACGGCTTTATGGTAGGTTATAAAGATACTGCACTAAACAGCTTTTTAATTATGCCTTGCACTAATAGCAGTGTATTGGATATTTTCGGGTATCCCGCTAAAGTAAACGCTTACGGCTATAACGGTTACATAGCCCCGAATTTGACCCCGTATACAATTACATTAGGGCAAGAACCGACAAGGGCAGATGCGGCTTTATTGTATGCTAATTATAGCCGTTGCCCAGACCTGCCCGCCGTTTTATACTTTGCCCGGAAACTTACAAAAATTGACCGTACAATAGACGTTAATATCAATGTACAGAAAACACCGTATATTATTAGTTGTGGTGAAAACCAGCGCTTAACCGTTGCTAATATGTTTAAACAGGTAGATAACTTTGAACCTGCAATTATTACTACTAAATTTTATGGGCTGAATGGCGAAAAGCCTATTAACGTTATGGACTTGAAGCCGCCTTTTGTTGCCGATAAAATGCAGACTTTGAAACGGCAAGTATACCAAGAAGCCCTTACCTATTTAGGCATTGAAGCAAACACAAGCGAAAAAGCAGAACGGCAGGTAACGGAAGAACTGACCGCAAACATGGGCGAAACGGAAAGCATGAGACAAAGCCCGCTTGCGTCCCGCAAACAGTTCTGTAAAGAATTTAATAAAATCTATGGAACTAATATAGATGTTAAATTCCGTAGTGATTTACAACTTTCTCAAATTATGGAAAATGGGGGTTTGACAGATGGCGAACTTTACGACGACGACAAGAACGATTTGTGAAATGCTAACGGGCAAAACAACCCCGATTAGTACAGTCATTACCGAAGCCGCCCCGTTATTCTTCAATTTTAATTTTCCATTTTATGACGAAACGAAACGGGCAGAATTTGAACAGAATTTTTTGCGGCATTTCTATATGCGGGAAATCGGACTAGAAACTATTGATTATTTCATGCTACGACTTGAAGATAAACTAAACACGATTATGCCGTATTATAATAAATTGTTGACCGTTAATGCTAAAGATTATGACCCTTTCTATAATGAAATTATCGACGAAAGTATTACCAGAGAAAGAACAGGAACGACTAACGGTACAGACACGACAGAAAGTAGCGGGAACAGCACTACTAAAGGTAAAACTACAAGCACGACCCAAAGTAGCGCCGATGATAGCAACCAGCAAAGCGATTTACCGCAGGGCAATTTGGCTAATTTTAACGATGATTCTTATATGTCAAGCGCGGGAAAGGGGCATACAGAAAGCAACAGCACAGTAAACGGCACGGACGAAACCACGGGCACAAATAGCGGAAAAAGTAGCGCAACCCGGGCTGAAACTAACACAGGTAATGAAACGGAAAAACGCACCGCAAATAATACACGCGGTAATAAATCCGAAATGCTAAGAATGTACTATGAAGCACAGCGCAATATTTTAGATAATATCTTTAATGACTGTGAAGATTTGTTTATGGGAATTTGGTGTTAATTATGGCAAAAGAAATAAAAGTTACATTTGATGATGGCGGCATATATGAAGGATTTGCAAACACATATACGTTAGATAATTCAATTACCTATTATTTTTCATTTGACCGCGATTATAGAGTGCAATTAACTAACGGCGCAATAACATTACAGGAATACAGAAATGCTGGCGCGTGGTATCCTATTGACCTTATTACAAAGTTTGAAATCGCCGAAATTAGCGGCGGTACTGATGACGCAACAAAAGAATGGGTACAGGATAATTTTGTACTAAAATCCGGCGACACTATGAGCGGGGCACTTAAATTTAATTTCGGCAATGGCGTAATAGTTACTATTGGCCAAACTGCCGATACAAAGCGCGGCTATATCGAACTAAACGGCAATATGTATTTTATCAATACCGAGAATAAACGAATTGCATCTTTAACCTCTGATAAAAATATCACATTGAATCTATACCAGTCTAGCAATAAAACAGATAGCGTTATTGCGTTTAGGCACTATGAATACGGCACTAGTGGGCTAACTCGCACTATTAGTTACACTCAATTTGTAAATAACGATGCTAACAGTTCGTGGACATTTAACGGAACCTATATTGCTAATAATGGATGGAAGTTTAAGAGCGGCGGCGTTCATTTTGAAACTAGCGCATATTGGAGGTCAAATAATATTGTAAATGCCGCGATTTGGCCTAATGGGGGTATCCGCGTTTATAACGGTGCAGATATTGCAGTACATAAAAACGCTCGAGATGCTGCCGCAAACTATTATTCATCTTATCAATATAACGGGCGTACAACCTTTTCTAATATTGGCGGCGAAGACCCCCGCTATAGAATTATGGGATATAATAACTTTGTTAATAGTATTGAATCTTATTCCGGCATTACAATTAAAACAGAAAATCAAAGCACAGGAACACTTACAAGACTAAGACAAAGCGGAATTTATATAGAAAATGCTAGTGACCCTAACAGTAATGATAGAACAGTTATAGAAAGAAATGGTTTCTCGCAATATGCAGGAAGTCAAAGACGGTTTACTGTTAATAGTGGTAGACTAGATATTTTTAGTAATCAGCACATATTTTTACATAGCGGATTATCCGGAACAACGGAAAGTTACCGTGAATTTAGTTATGATGCAATTAGCGGCTATAACAAAGCACCCCTTAATATTACATCTGATGTGCGTATAGAAGCAAATGCACCTAATTTTTATGTCATTGCACCTAAGGGCACAAACATTACAAGTAATTATGGTTTTATCGTATTGCAGGATAGCAAGGGTGTATATGGCCGTAGCAGTAATGCAGAAAATAACACGTATATTACTAATAAAACGCAAAATATATATGTACAGACCTCTCAAACACCCGCAAGCAATAGCAAACGCGATGAACTGGCTGCGATACTTGACCTTTTCCAAATTGTTTATAATGTTTTGGAATCGGCAGGAATTCCCGGTGCTAGTGCAATAGCGCAGTATACAGGTGATGTTGTAATGTGGATATATGACAACCAAAACGGCGTTCTAAAACCGACAATTACAAGAATTCGCAATCTAATACACAATTAAATAAGAGGTGAAATAAATGTTTATTCATGATATTGCTGATTTTCTTGTGAATTTGACATGCAAAGATATTAAACCTGATATTTATAGCGTGTTTGATTCACCATGTGAAAACAACTGCCCTAATAATGTAAACAGCGAAAAACTTACTATTTTAGAAATTTTAAACGCTATTGGGTGCAGGTTGAAAAACCTTTTCGGATTCGTTAAAATCAATACGACAACGGAAACTATCGACGAGGGCGAAGCGGCTGTAAATGTAAGTGGCGACGTGGATAATTTGAATTTTGATTTTAAAATTCCCCGCGGTAAAACTGGCCCTCAAGGCCCGGCAGGGCCCGGGGTTGTCTCTGGTGGTACAACTGGACAGGTACTTGCTAAAAAATCAAATACAAATTATGACACTGAATGGATTGATAATTCGGGCGGCGGTAGTACAGTAAGTGTAAACGTTGGTAAAACTACCACAGGCGAACCCGGTACAAATGCAAGCGTTACTAATAGCGGCGACGAAACAAACGTTGTATTAAACTTTACGATTCCGCGTGGTGACACTGGCCCGCAAGGGCCGCAGGGTAAACAAGGCCCCTCGGGTGCGCCTGGCCCGGCAGGCCCCGGGGTTGCCCCTGGTGGCACAACTGGACAGGTACTTGCTAAAAAATCAATTACAAATTATGACACTGAATGGATTGATAATTCGGGCGGCGGTAGTACAGTAAGTGTAAACGTTGGTAAAACTACCACAGGCGAACCCGGTACAAATGCAAGCGTTACTAATAGCGGCGACGAAACAAACGTTGTATTAAACTTTACGATTCCGCGTGGTGACACTGGCCCGCAAGGGCCGCAGGGTAAACAAGGCCCCTCGGGTGCGCCTGGCCCGGCAGGCCCCGGGGTTGCCCCTGGTGGCACAACTGGACAGGTACTTGCTAAAAAATCAA